TAATTGTACATACTTCCTATTGACCACTGCAAGTGAATCCGTGGGAGTATCTGTAATCTTTCTTTGGGTAAAAGCCGTGGACTTAAAATACCTCTCTACTACTTTTAAAATTTCTTTATTTAACTTATTTTCCTCCTCTATCATCATAATCTATTTCTATTTTATTTATAGTATGGTTTGTTGCTGAAGCGTTTGTGAATAACAGACCAATCATGTAGGTTGGTCCTATTTGTGGATTCCACCAAATATAATCATCTCCTGCGCTAACTGGTGCTGTTCCTGCTGTAAATGTCTTACTTCCATTTGTCATCGCTGTACCACCCGCCCCAATTATATCTACTGTAAACGATGCTCCTGATGTTAATGGGTCTACATAAAATCTTAATTCCTTAATAAGAACTTTTCTGCTAAATACTTGACTTTGTGTCTGATATATTGCGTCAACAAGAGCATCTCCTGTGTCATAAGATATAGAGCTAGGTGGAGACCATCTATAAAACCTATAAGCTGTTGTAGGTGTATCTGATGTTTCAAATGTTGAAAAGTATATCTTAGGTGTTCCAAATATCATGTTTGTGTACGAATTATATGAAGAACCTAATCCAAAATTAGATACCATAAGCATGAATGGAGATTGAATAATATCTGTTTCATCACCTGATGCAAATTGAAAGAATGGATACCAATAACCTGTGCCTATATCAAAATCAAACGTACCGTACATTCCAATATCTGCCTCCATAAATCCGCCATAAGGTAGAGGGGACATCCAGGTAGCTAAATTACCTGTATTAGTGACAGCGTTAGGCATAGGAGATACAACTTCTTGCTGAGAGAGTAGTTTTTGGGTTGGGTTAAATACCGCTTGTCCCATCATGTCATAGCCAAAGGTGTATTGATTAGAACCGAACATGTGATTAGCTGTTATTGAAAATGAAGGGAAAGTATCAAAAGCGGTATATCCCGCATCTGTTCCATTCCATTTGAATATATAACTATCCGCTATTGCTGTTCGTGTTATATTCTCTGTGGTTAGGGTTATATCAGGATGTGGTACACGTGAGACCACCACCTCTAAATAGTTTCCGTCTGATGTTAGGTCTATATCTCTAACCTCTGTTCCGGCGGGAAATCCTGGGGAGAATTTAGTGTAAGTAGTTACGGTAGCTGTTGAGTCTATTTGGGCTATGTTTGTTCCATTGCCTATAAATAAAGAACCTACAAATTGTTGCATAGGTCTTGGTACACTTTGTGTCCAAGAACCAAGTACACCCACAAAAGTTTCACTAGTACCATCAAAGTTTATTCTAGTTACCCCTTTATCATGTCCTATATATATCCTCTCTGTGTCTCCAAAAAATTCTATAAATCCACCTTTAGTAAAGGTTGGAGATTGTGCTGAAAGGGTGGCTAGAAGTACTGGATTATCGTAATCAGGATTATAGGTTGTTGGGTCGTTTACTTGTATTTTATACAACCTACCTGTATGTCCTATGGCATACACGTAGAGTATCCCACCTTCTATTCTTTCCTTGCCAGCCACAACCATATCTGTGATTATATCCTCGTCTGGGTTTATTTGAACGCCAGCCCTAGACCACGTTAAGTTGCCTGGTTTAGTAAACGGGTCGTTTCCACCTGTATTAAAAACGTAGGCATTGCCTGAGTTTATATCGCCCTCTAAATATTGGGTTAGATTTCCTCTAAAATTGTCGATTACTATTGTTGGCATTATATATACTCACTAATAATTACTAGACCATCTCCACCTTTTCCACTGTAAAATCCTCCACCTGTTACGTGGGCTCCCGCCCCTCCACCTGATGGGAAAGAACCAGCAGTTCCATTACCTCCAACAGAAGCTGAACCCCCATTACCACCAAGTCTAGAAGTTCCACCATTACCTGCTGTTGTGCCTTGGATACCGCCTCCACCTGCTCCACCGTGTATAGCATTCCCCCCATTACCTCTATCTCCACCTCCACCACCGCAGTAGATTCCATCCTGGCCATTAACACCTGAATCTCCACCAACACCAGCAAAAAGTGTACTACTTATACCAAATGGACCAGCAGAACCTCCACCACTTGCACCAGTTGTTGCACTTTGTCCTCCACTACCTCCATAAGCAACAAGAATAGACGTTGAACCAAATACAGTATTACTACCATTAGCACCATTAGCATTTCCAGTCACACTAGCTCCGCCTGCTCCAATATAAACTAATTGACTCCCTTGAAGAATAGAAGGAGTTATCCATGCTTCAGCAAAACAACATCCACCTAAACCACCAGTGTCCCTGTCAGAATCAACACCTGAGCCACCAGAACCTCCTCCAGCCCAAAGTTGAACAAACAACATTCCGAGAGCTGAAGGATATGTCCATAGTACAGAACTAACTCCAGCAAAAGATGTTATATTTGCTAATCCTGAAGTCCATTCCACACCCGAAGCTGTAGAGGGATTTGCTTTTAGCACAGTACCATTATCACCCACAGCAATTTTCGTTAAAACGCTTGTACTTTGTGCAACCAAAAGGTCCCCTTTCGTAAATGTTGTTTGCCCTGTTCCACCTTTATTGGCGGTCTGAATGTGTCCACCACCATCGGAGTCAGAGCTTCTTATATCATAAAGGAGTGTACCTGCTGTAGAACTATCGCCAGATAGACCGATGAATGCCTGTAACTGACCAATAGCAGAGCTCTGCCCTGTTTCTAGTGCTGAGTGTGAAGGGGAATTTAACTTATCGGTTGTTCCTGGAAATGATAATGTTGTAATAACTGAAGGATATATACTCATGTTGGTTTATTTATTTTAGTCCACGTACTTGAAGCTGGTTTTGAGACATTAGACCATTGGTTTGGGTTATATCCATCGTAGTAAATAGTTGATTCATCATAGGTTGTATTAATATCATCATATCCTATCTTTCCTGAAAAATATACATTAGTCCACGTACTCGATGTCGGTTTTGAAACATTTGACCATGCCATTTAGAAATTCCACCCATCATCTTGTATGGGTACTGCCTGTATAGGTTGCTGCGAACCACGACTTAATGTCTTTACTAATTGCTCGACCTTTTTCATATATTCATTATCGAATGCTACCGCACTATCAAAATCCCCTAGAGATTTCTTAAATATTGCTGCTATTCTCCATCCTAAAATTCTGTAATCTAGTGATACTGGATATGTAATCGTATCTGCTGTTGTAGAGTATTCTGTTGGTTCTAAGTAATAAAAAATACTGAACAGGTTGGTTAGGTTATGTGAACCAGTTGGAGTTGGAAATATCTCAAACCAATCACCCCTGTCGTCAAACTTGGGGAATTGTGCACTTTGATTAGCTCTTAGCCACGAGAAAGACCTACCTGCTGGTATATTAGACACATCTACTTGGTCTGCAACACGATAATTACTATTAGTAGTATCTGTGTAGTTACACTCTAGCGTCTTTAACAAGAACATGTCAGTTGGCCACAGGTATGTTCCTTGGTTAGCAACTCCGTCATCTGTGGATTCTTGTATCTGTGAGGCATCTACACCTCTATAAATCATCTCTCTATGAAAGTCTAAAAGAGCCTCATTTGCAAAAATGATTCCATTTGCGTCTGTTAAACCATTGCTATCTGTTTGAGCTTGCGCTCGTGCATATGTTAGTACGTTTGCTAGTGTTGCCATAAATATTCAGGGGTTATGCCCTGTGTCCTGCCTCCCGAAGGAAGCAGAGACAGAACACAATTACCTAGGAGGTAAATGCGGCTTCGTAACGAACAATCCTGATGTAACCTACTTGGTCCTCAAAACGTGTTGCACCTAATGTAACTTTACCAGCGATAGACTTGTAAAGATTAAGTGGGTTGTTTGAGTCGGCAGTAGTTGTAAGGATAGCTTGTGGCTGTTGGAAGTAACCCCAACCGAAGCTCCTTTCACCCAATAGAGTTACTGGAGAAACGTTAACGGTTGAGTTGAAGTAGTTTTGGTATGGATATTCCAAGAAGCGAATACCACGGAATGTACCCATGTCGCCCTTGCGAACACCATCTACGTCAGAATAACGAGCCATGTCAGCCCAAGAGCCTGTTGATGTGTTGTTCATCAAATCACCCATTACATTAGGGTGTAAGATTCCAACATAGTAAGCTCCTTCGTAAGGTCGTAGACCTGCAGCGTTTGAAGCTCGTAGCCAAGTTGTACCTTTTACTAGGTCACTTTGAACAGCAGTATCACCTGCACCAATACTGGTGCGAGCGGTGTTTCCACCAGCGTAGATAACGCCGTTTGTACCTGCGTTTACTACGGTTTGAAGTACTGTATCTACTAATCTTGCTAGAGCGTTGCGAACGTGCATAGTTGCACTATCAACCACCTCGATAGCTGAGTTCCTTACCAATAGGTCAGAAACAGCTACAAGGATTCCATATTGTCCAGGACCTGAACTGTAAGCTGTAGCACCCCAAGTTATAGAAGATGGGTTAGTACCTTCTGTAATTGCGGCTACACCCTCAGTTGAGGATACTGGAAAACCTGGAGCGGTTGCAGCGCCACCACCTTGGATAGAAGCACCTGCACCATAAACAGAACCACCACCAGAGAAACCTGTAGGACCACCTGTGGTAGCCATAGAAGTGTTGATTCTTACTGGAAGTTGGTTAGTTTGTGGGAATAACAGGCGGTCATTTCCTTTCGGTACGTCCCTGCGCATACCCAATTGGGCATATTTCAGTTCTGGTTCTAGTACTTTGATTTCATCATTGATGTATGCAACCAAGAGTTCAGATGCATTTCCTGAAGCACCTCCCCAGCCTGTTCCACGTAAAGTTGTTGCCATTATTTTTAATTACCCTGAAAAATTAAATTCTCCTTTTTTCTCCATCTCTTGAAGTAAAGAGCGTCTTTCCTCTTGAGTCATCTCAGCAGTTGTTTTATCACCAATATTAATATTAGTAGATGCACTACCACCTGCAGCTGTAAATTCTGGTTGAGGTTTAGGGGTAGGTGTAAACTTACCCTCCTTTGTCAACACAGCTATTGCTGCATCTTCTGGGTCGTAACCCTTTTTGACTTTTTCGAAGATTTCATCTCTATGCTCGTTTGAGCCTGGATACTTAGAAGCTACATCGGAGAAGTTCTTAAAGAAATCTGCCTCCTGTCTTACAGTTGCGAGTTCTGCTTCTTTCTCTTCATTTAGATTTTTAAGCTCATCTCGCTCCTGTGAAGTTAACTTAACTTTATCAGAGAGTGTTTTAATTCTATTATCAATTCGACTTGTTTCCTCGTTTGTTTCTTGAG